TAGATAGCTCATATGATTTGGATGGTTGGATATTCCAGTATATCGCAGCGGGTTCTACTGCTACTATAGCTCAGTCTGTCGGTAGTTATACCGGTAAGTTATGTAGAACTGTTACAGTAACAGCAGCCTTAGCTTCCCCAGCTGCTGCTGACTATGTTATCCAAGCGACCCATATTGAAGGATATGAGTGCGTGAAGTATATAGATAATACTTTCACTGTAGGGTTTAATGTTAAGTCCTCTGTACCCGGTATACACTGCTTGGCGATATATAATGGCTCTACTTACTTCATAAAAGAGTACACCATTAATTTAATGGATACTTGGGAGTATAAGTCTATTACTGTTACGGGGGGTACATCTCAAGTATCTAGTTCCACAAATGGTATCGGATTAACGCTATTCTTTATTAATGCTATGGGTAGCGATAAAAATAGTGGTGTAGATAATACCTGGAACGCTTTTCCAAATATGTGTACTGCAAACCAGGTCAACGATTTCGCTAATATAGGTAACGTGTTCGCTCTTGAAGACGTGACTCTTAACCCAGGCACCGTAGTTGCAGTTGATGATGCTACTTTTGAGAAGGATTTACGTAGGTGTAAGCGATACGCACGCCAATACACGCTACATAGTATTGGACAAGCAATTACCTCAGGGTTCACCTCATCGTCCAATCTTGAATTCCAAATGCGTGCTGCGCCGACATTAGCGGGCGGTTCTACTTTCGCAGGTACATCGGGGGTGAATGGCACACCTGCTGTAATTTACAGCACCGCTGACGGAACGGGGATATATAACCCGGATGACAACTGGACCGTTTCTAATAACGTTAGGTTTACTGGATTGCTGGAGGCAAGACTGTGACCAAGAAAATAGATACCCTGCACCCCCTCCTTAAATCCAAATATCTAAAACTAAAGTTTCTAGCTATGGAGAGGTTTGGTATTCGTATAGGTATGACCCAAGCCTTACGTACCGAAGCAGTCCAGTATGCATACTGGTGCAAAGGTAGGTTTGAACTGGCAGAAGTAAATGCAGCTATGAAGGCTGCTGGACTCTATTACATTACAGAAAAAGAGAATCGTATAGTAACTAAAGCGAAGAGTGTAGCTACCTCTTTCCACGGTTATGGTATGGCTTTTGATATAGTCATCATAGACTCTGACGGTAAAACTTGGGTATGGGATAACGGTGCAGATACTAATGAAGACAGTATTACAGACTGGGACCAGGTAGGTTCTTTAGCTGATGAATGTGGATTAGAGTGGGGAGGCAACTTCACCAGTATCTCTGATAAACCTCACTTCCAGGATCGCATGGGTTGGACTATAGCTAAGCTGAGAGAACATAATATCCCTAGTGGTATAGTATTTGCAGAAGCAGGAACTCTACTTAAAGAGGCCTAACCGTGGAGTTATTAACAGCACTGTTTAACTACATTAACATAGCTAGTTATATACCTTTCCTATTTATACTAGGAGTCATGTGGGTACTTATGTACAACGCCCATAAAGATCCAGATGTTTCTTTTAACATATACGACTGCTTAGTCGACCCTATTACTAAAGAGGCAGATACTAAACGTATAGGAGTAGTATTAGCTATCCTGACTCTAACTTGGTGGTTCGTAGATGAGGCTGCTAGGGGAACTGCTGGAGTAGAGGATGCTATAGCGTATGGGGGTATGCTGGGATTAGCAGAATTTGCTAGCATCTGGTTAAAATCCAAGTACCCCACCTCACCTAAGGAATGATATAGCCATGTCGGTAAAGATAGTTATTATACTTAGTAAAGATAACACTTTAGGTAAACTAACTACCTTCTTTACCTGGTGTCCAGCATACCACATAGGGTTTATAGATGAGGACTCTAATCGCTTCTATGATATGGATATAGTGTTTAGGCGTAGGCTTTGGCCCTATTACTCAGAGGCTGAGTATGAACTATATGACTGTCCCGTCCCGTTGACTGCAACCGATTTAGAAGTTCATCTAGAGACAGATAAGGATTATTATGGCTTCACGGACTATCTATTTTTTGCCATAAGAAAACTACCCAAGTTCTTGGGATTTAAAGTTAAAAATCATAAAGGTGCTATTTGTTCAGAGAAGGTCAATCAGATACTGGTTTCTCACGGATGGGTATCCCCGTGGGGTGTCAATGAACCACCCCCAAGCCCGTGTGACTGGAGGGAATACTTGATAGGGACTAAAACTTCCGTTTAAAATAGGAGGATCATAGGAGAGTAGTTTTAATGTCAGATCCACTAACAACAGCAGCGGGAATTTGGGCTACAGCCAAAAGTAGTTTAGCGATGATAGTAGCCGGCATCTTAGGTGCTGCAGTATCATTAAAATTTGTATCACCCTCACTATCCCCGTGGGAAAAAGTAACGACAGTAGTTTCTGGGGCTATCCTAGCTCACTTCTTAACATACCCTACCATAAATTATTTCAAACTAAACACGTATCAAGAGACGGTAGGTTTTCTAATAGGCCTGTTTGGATTATCACTATGTGCAGCTATGTTAGAAACCATAAAAAAATTCGACTTATCTAACGTTATCAAAAGGAAGCTGGGGTTATAAAATGTCTATCGACGTATATCTAAATATAGCGGCCAATGCTGTCACCTTCCTGGTATGCACCGGGGCCATACTGTCCCACAAAATAAAAGATGGGGTGGTAGTCAAAGCGGGGTTAATTCTATTAGCATTCTCTTCACTATACTGTATGAGGTCCCCCCCTACCCCAGCGGAGCTAATAACAAATATGGGTGTGGGCTTGATTAGTGCTGGGATATTTCTCCGAATAAAGGTGTATCCTATATACTTTAAATATACTACCTATATATGTAATATATGTGATATATGTAATACTATGTCGACTTCCCTAATGAAGCGTAGGGCCTCGGATAGGGTTAAAGAAACTAAGGTAAATAATGATGTTAATACTGGATCAGTTTAAGTTATACATACGTAGTGGTATAGCACTAGCTATAGTGGCATTATCACTTATGTGCTGGTACCAATATGGTAAGATAGGGCAATTAAATAAAGATGTACTTAAACTAGAGCTCTCAGTGAGTACCAAATCTGGCCTATTAGATAGCTGCTACGCCAGCATAGAGACCTTTAATAAGGCTCAGGAAGATATTTCCAATAACGCTAAGATAGCTGTAGATGAGGCTAAAAAATCCTCTAAGGGAAACTATGAGTCTAGTCATCAATTCGGCAGTGAAATACCTAAGACTAAAGACGACTATAAGAATACCACAGATTTATTTAACCTATACATAGCTAAACGTCAAGCGGAGAAGGTGGAGAGGGTACAGAAATGAAAAGACTACTAACTATTTTTTTACTAGCGCTGCTGGCTATTAACCTCAGTGGGTGTACGTGGATTTGTCCCAAACCTGAGATAGTGATAGTAGAAAAAAAGATACCTGTCCCAGTTAAGTGTGACGCCCCAGCCATAAATACACCAACTGAGTACCCATTTGATAGGGCTAAAAAAGAGATGACGACTTTCGAGAAGTTACGTCTAGCCATATCTGAATTAGAGATATACAGGGGATATACTAAGGAACTGGAAGCGGTAAAGAATAAGTGCACGGCTGACCCAGCAACGACTAAAATCCAATAATGGCACAAAGACAAACCTACCATATAGAGGTCGATGAAGGAACTGACTATGCTCAGGTCTTCACTATGACTGATAACTCCACAGGTCTTCCTCAGGATCTGACTGGGTATACTGCTCGGATGGATGTTAAAGGTCTTGGCTACAATTCTCAGTCCAGTGTTATTATACCTATTACTTATGATAGTACCACCAGTACTAGTGCCAGGGGTATAGTTCTCGGTGGGGTGGAGGGTACTATATCTATAGTCATACCAGCTGAGGATAACTTAGTAGGAACTTGGTATGGAGGCACTACTGGTACCTACGATATTTTCCTAATAGACCCAACCGGTATTAGATCTAAGTTCATCAAAGGATTTTTCACCATTAAACCTAGTACTACCGTACTCATTTAATCTAAAAGAAACGGATTAGCCCCGTTTCTAGTCAAACCTTAAACTTCAAGACTTCTTAAAGCTTTTAGCAATACTATTTACTGAGGCTTTTATTTCCCCAATAGAACCAAGTATGGTCTCGATTGGATCAGACCCACGAGTGGATAGTACCCCCTGTATAGTAGAGTTGCTTAGAGCCTCAATCATGGTCTTACCAGCCTCTTCACTGGCACATGGGAATACCAATTCCCCAGTCATGAGGGGGTGAGTAATAATCATCTTACCCTCCTCCTGAGCATACTCTACATTTACACTTATAATGCTCATGCCTTAGACTCCTTAACCTTTGCATACTCAGTAGTTAAACGCTCCATTAGAAATTCGGCCGTTAGTAACTCCGGCTTAGTAGTTTCCACTATAGCAGTAAGGACCTGGTTATCCTCAATGACCATATCTGGGTCAAACTTGTTTGCATTCCAGTTCTTAAGGTACGTCCCATCTTTGTAGCCATTATTCTGGCGGAAGATATTCAGCACATTCTTAGGGACGTACAGGTTATACACGTCTTCAAGGGACATACCTACTGCATGTGTAAGTAGATACATATCCTCCACGAGCCTATTATGGGAACCGCCTAGCGAGTCTGAAATCAATATCCTTATAATGTTACGTAAAGTTGTTTGGTCCAGGGTCTTAATTCCTAAGGTTTCCATATTAGACGGTTTAATCCCTAAGATTTTCTCTGCGGTCATCTCCTCTTCCAAAGCTGTGCTTAGAACGAAATGCCAGATATCAATAACCTCCAACTTAATCTGACCCCAGTCTGGTTCCTTAGTAGTATCCTTCCACCATTTCCAACTAGTGTGGTCGAACGCTTCAGCTGCTTCCAACATTATAGCATCACGCCAGTTGTACTCAGCAGTTCTCCAATCAGAATTTACCAAGGCATTCATTGTACCCTGGAGTTTCATCATGTCTTCTATTCTTTGTAAATCGTTCATAATATCTCCTATCCTATCACTTTAGGTCCTAACTCTTCCATCTCCAGGGGTTACTTCTACCACCGCCTTAGAAGATACACACTCCCCTAGCAAGCCCCCATATGCTGCCAAGTCTACGTAGTCATCCCGGTTATAATTACCCTGACGGCCTCTTACCATCTTCAGCAGGATCATGAACTCCCAGCCTTCAGCTTCAGTCAGACCCTTACCCGTCAAGGCGTTGAATGTACTTACAATTGCCTCCATACTACGCTCACCCTCAGGCTTATCCCTCAGTGCTGCACGTTGTTTCATCACTGTACCTGCTTCCTCCAGGAAGGTATGGGCTTTATCTACTTGTTCTACCACGTTTGAATCCTCTCATATTTATTATTTTTGTTTTTTCTATTCCACACTTTATGCAGCACTTACTTATAGTGTAATATCCTCTACCATAAGGCTTATACACGCTTTTAATTACTCCCCATCCAGTCCAGGAATGGAAGTGTAGTAATTTTTTAAACCTATCAACCCAGCTTATAGTTGCCATTTAGAATCTTTTCCAACATGGGTAAGCTAGTCCTACCACCAGCCGCGTTGTGATGTCCACCACCACCGAATGCCCTAGCAATCTCTGACACATCGGTAGAACTTTCCACTGTACTATCTGATCTAAATGATAGTATAACTTCCCCGGTCACTTCTATAAAGTACGTTATGGTGAAGTCTAAGGTTTTATCCTTAGTGTACATAGCTTGACTAATCTCGGAGACATACCCAGTAGTATTTAGAATACCTGTGGTATAGGACTTGCCCTTGAAAGATACTTTAACTTTACGCACTCTATCAGGTTTAGTGGCGGAATCCACTTTAGTATCTATATAAGTACATAGGGTTTCTCCTACTTTAACTAAGTCTAGTAATGTAGTTTTATCCCATAACACCATATCCCCATTAAGTGTAGATAGTCCAGTTGTAAGTTCCTTAGTATTAGTTAGTCTCCATTCCCATAAGTCCCTATCCTGAACGTGCAGCAGGATAGATGGTATCCGCTTCCTACCGTGGAAATACTCCCATGCCAACACCGCCCCAGACTTAGTCATATCAAATACGCAACCAGGCATACCTGTTAAGTCTGCTTCAGCAGTCTTATGATGATCTATAACCACTACTGACTTATGTTTAGCCCGCAGACTAAGCAGTATATCTTTAGGGTATGAGAAATCTAAAATGAATACTTCTAACCCCTCTGAGTCCTCTACTTCCTTCGGTACTGAGTTCTTACCATACATAACTGGTATGTATGTGGCCTTATCACCAAACTTCTTCCAGGCTGCATACTTAGCCCCAGTACCATCTAGACAATTGCCGTGATATAAAATTACTGTTGTTACCATTACCACTCCTCCATATAACTGTTCATAAGTATATACGTTATACCAAAACGCAACCCTTAGTTGAACTAAAAAAGAGCCTTAACTATAGGCCCTTTTAACCACTTAAAGTGGGTTGAATAAAAATAGACTATCATTGCCCGGCGAGGACCGTGATAGCCTAATGAGTGTAGATAGGGAAAATGATATAAACCCCCACCTACTTCTATAATCGTTTGTTCGTCTCATATTAATATACGGATGTGTGTATTAATGAATTTATATGACCAGGTAGTGGCGTTCGTTGTTTTTGGTACAAAAACAGAGAGAGCCACGGTATGGTCAAATTACTACGTATAGAGTAACTCTATACAGGAATTTGACGTTCCATACACGAACATATTTATACGCCGTTCACCTCATGCGATTTTTTTTAAACTGGTCCGGATCGATTAGATCCCTCTGCAGCTTCAGCTTCAGCTGTATTTTTTTTTCGCTCAACCTAGTGCCGCTTGCGGCATACTAGGTTAAAGATTTTAGAATAGAGTTTCTCTATTCACCTTTTGGCTCTTATACGTGAACATGCGGTAAAACAAAGGTCAGATCACTACAGATTTTTTTTAATCGTATGCGTGCAGCCGGCCGTACGACTTATTAGTACTCGTTTACCTCGAGAGTACATAAATCAGCAGCAATCTGACGACGTGGGTGTATACGTAGTATACTCCTATCGGTCGTCAGTTGCAGTAGATCCAGAATACAGTTACTATATTCCAAT